CAATGACTGCACATCGGGAATGGAGGGGACTGACGATTTTGTTTTTGTAGTTGCAGGTGAAGATGAATCTGCAATTACCAACAAATTCCTCAGTAAATGCCCGTAGGGCGAGTTGTACATCTGGGGTCGTGTTATCTGCCTCATCAATGATGATGACTTTGTGTTTAGCAGTTGACGAAAGCGATACGGTCGAAGCGAAGTTCTTCGCATTATTCCTGACAGTGTCCAGGAATCGTCCCTCGTCGGATCCGTTAATGACATAAACATCTACTCCCAATTCATTACATAGGGCTTTAGCGACAGTGGTTTTACCACATCCAGGAGGTCCAGACAAAAGAAGATTAGGAACCTCTCCTTTATCTAGGAAAGCTTTGAATGTATTCTTGATATTGTCAGGAAGTATACACTCATCAATAGTCTTAGGACGATACTTTTCGACCCAGACGAATTCATCACGACTCATAATTAATTTTGAAATAATGTTTACACCAAGTCAGTATTGATTAGAACTCTTCGTTTACAGTCATGTGGAGAATGTCCAGTATGAATGTGAGTCCCATCAAAAACTAACAACCTGTTCTCCCTCGGTTTTACTCTCGTCATCTCAGTGAGAGTTGAAGGTTTAATAGCACGAAGTTCAAATTGAGTTCTAGCCTTCTCATTATACAACACGGTCTCAGCATCAGTGTTTGTCAAATAAAGTATTGATGCAGTATGAGGACGACAGTAATCTACATGAGGAGGATGTATATGACCTTTGGGGGAATAAGTTGTCATGTCCAACCTACACCGAAGAACACTTTCAGTATCAGTTTCTAGTAGAAGATCAGCAAAGAAAGATGCCATAAATGGATTGAGCTGAGAGTATCCCTCTTCCCAACGAATTGTATGACTGAACCCATAGTCGGGAAAACTTTCTTCTGAAGGAAAGTCTGTTTCATATTTGGAGACACTATCTTGGTAACCCCAAATGTATTGTCCCCCCAGAACCTCATCCTGTATCATCTCAAAGTATTTTGGATTCAGGAAGTTATCAATAATTTTATACATTATTCAATCCAGTCTGGTTTTCGGTCTGGGAGTCTCAGATAATTATCTTTGACCCAAGGTTTAGATGCAATATACATCTTGTATTTTGTGTAGATGTCAACAGTGTCATCATACTTGAACTCATCAGGTCCTGCGAAGACAAAAGGTGTCGGACCTTTACCACTACGACCTTGTGGGTCTGCACATGGGAGAATCTCTTTTGCTGCCTGAAGAGTATTGAAACAAGTATGTGGTTTACCATACCTCAATGCGTACTCATCACATAGAGCGAATCCATGATCAAGTAACCACCTCCAGTTGTTCACAAAGGAGTTTGCCCAAATGGTACATGGATGGTTCCTGAAGGCACCTGTGGTGGTCTTGTAGGGTTGCCCATCTGCCTTAGGGAGGGTTCCAAATCCATGACCCCACTTGAGAGAACAGACGATTGCCAACATCTGACAGGTCTCCAAAGGCATCTTGACAATATGTTTGTCAGGTAGAACCCTAGCCGACTTCCAAGGATCGGGGTCAGTCACAAAGATGTTCATAACAATTTAGATAAAGAGATCGCAAGTAGGAACGTCAACATTATAACCACATCCCATGACTTCGTCCTAATGAAGTAAGGAATCGAAATAAGGTCAGCTACAAAATGTGTAACCGCTCCAATCATCACATCAACATGGAGGACAATAAAATAGGCAATGATCACAAGACCACTGCCTACAATCCTCATACAAATATCAACCGAAGGTCGAGTCAGGTTCAAGTGCAATATAGTAGGTGACATCTTGGTTTTGATTGACGAAACGGGAAAGGAGTTTCTCAGATACAACTACATCGTAGTTACCAGGAACAATCTTCAGGTTCTCTTCTTTGAAGTTAAAGACGAACTCAAGATCGGTCTCACCAACAACAATCTCAAAATCATTTGAGGTGTCGTTCTTCTTGTCACGAGCCACCAGTTTGATCACACCAGCTTCACCAACGACAGAGATATCGGGAACCTGATAGACAGATGCTGCCTTCTTCAGTTGTTGGAGGTCTTGAGCTGTCAGGACAAACTCAACATCTTCAGAGGGAAGAGAAATCTCTTTCTCAGGAGGAGCAACGATCACAGAGGGATCTGCGAAGAAGAACTTAGAACGTCGGTTACCTTGACGGATAACAACATATTCATTGTTCTTGAAGTCCAGTTCAGGATTCTCACAAAGACTCAGTCCGTTGAGGAACTGGTTCAAGTCATAGATACCGAAATCCTTAGGGAACTCCTCAGACACATTTGCTTCAACCAGGATGTTCTTCATCACAGAGATAGAACGAAGTTTCTGACCCTCTTTGAAGAGGATAGATTGGTTGATAGAAGAGAAGTTCTTCAGAAGGTTGACGGTGTTTTCACTCAGTTTCATGTTCATTGATTGTAGGTCTCAGTCGGGGTGTTCTTGTCGTTGAAATACATCAGAAGTACAGCATAATGCATAATCTTCAAAATGTCACGTCGTGCGGTTCCCTTTTTATCATATCGGGATGCGTACTTGAGGATGTTACTACGACAGAAAGCTTCACCATCACCACAAGATTCAATAAGGTCTAGGGTTTGAATCTTGTCAGAAGAGTAGTGTTGATTGTAGGTCGCTGTAATGTATTCAGTGAGTTCCTTGAGAATCTCGTTCTCATTGTATTTCCATTGTGTTTGTCCTGGGGTATCCAGGTTGACATTCTTCAAGGTGATGTGGTCATCACCCGTTGCTCCAGGAAGTCCAGTTCCTGTAAAAACAACAGGAGGAGCTGAACTTCCAGGATCAGTGAAGGTCAATGTATCAGGAGAACTAGTAATGGGGGTACTAGCAAAACTGAAACTTTCCCCATCTTCACTCCAATGGGGGTTACCAGTCAAACTGATACCATCATTTTCCCAAAAATCTTGATTAGACATGTTCAATTCTTCGTATAATAAGGACCAAGAGTTTGTCATTTAGTATATCAGACTTCCTCCTCTTGGTCAAGTTGGAAGTCAACATCGACTTTGTCATACAGTTCCATGAACGAAGACTTGGTCTCATCATCGAAACGATTAGTACAGACCTCAAGTGCCTTTTTCTTATCTGCGAAGATTGAGTAAGCTCGGATCACATGGACCAGACGACGGGTAGAGACAATCTCTTCGATACCACCATCATAGAAGGTCTTACGAATAATGTCAGCCCAGTCGGTCAGACGCTTACAGAAGTCAGGAGCAACCACATTAAGGTCACTAGCGACACCCTGAAGGATCTTCAGTTCAGTTGCAGGAGTGGGGTACTCTTGCTCAAACGTGACGGGGAATCGTTCAAGGAATGCCTCATTGAGAACGTTAGTTCCAATAAATCGACCGTCATCTGAGCCTTTACCCTTAGTATTAGCAGTTGCAATAACATTGAATCCATCTTTAGGTTGAATAAATTTACCAATCTTCTTCAGGAAGACACCCTTACCCTCTAGGATGGATTGGAGACAGAGAATTTTGTTAGAAGCCAGGTCAACTTCGTCTAGAAGAAGAACAGCTCCCCGTTCCAGAGCTTCGATGACTGGACCATTGTGCCAAACAGTTTCACCATTAACAAGGCGAAAACCACCAATAAGATCGTCTTCGTCAGTTTCGATGGTAATGTTGACACGAATCAACTCCCTTTTGAGTTGGGCACAGGCTTGTTCGACACCAAACGTTTTACCGTTGCCCGAGAGACCCGTGATAAACGTAGGGTAGAAAAGACGGGACGCAATAATTTTCTTAATATCTTTGAAGTTACCAAACTGGACGAAGGTATCATCTTTCTGAGGAATCAAGTTTTGAACAATAGCTGGTTCTGCTGCTGGAGCTTGGTAGGTCTCTTCGAGTTTCTCCTGAATAGTCAGGTTCCACTTACCACGACCAGTTTTGAATTCACCAAGTTTCTTGGTGACAGTCACATAGTTGTGACCATTCATTGCACACCATGCACGAATATCAGATGTAGTGATGTTGTTACCGTAGAGGGACTGGAGAGAATTGGTGACGTATTCAGTGGAGAGTGCCATAGTGGTTCGTTTCAACAAAGTCATTATAAAGGATCAGAAGGGGTCAGGGACCCCTCTTGGGACAGTTCGTCAACTGGTCAACAGACCAGGTCCATGAACTGACTTAACACTTTTTTATTTAGAGCCTTGGATTTAAGATTCTTAGCAAAAGCGGACTTGATCTTGGCTTTGGTCGCTCCCTCCTCAACAACAAAGTCAGTATCGAAAGAAAGGGAATTATCAACCATCAAGAAATAAGAATCATAACCAGAAGTTTTCAGTGAGAAGAACTTATCCTTCCTGACTGATTTAGAGGAATCTTCACCAGTGTAACGACGGACCATCGAGTTGATGTCACGGGCTCCAGCAAGTCGGATACCGATGAAGTTAGTGTAGGGGAAAGATTCTTTCAAGTCAGTCAAAAGAAGTTCAGTGAATTGATAGAAGTAATCACCAACCTTGTAAGTATGTCCTGTCTTACGATTACGAAGATAGGAGTGACCACGAATCAGATTGGATGTTCCTTCTTTCTCACCATACCTCTCAGAATGCCAAGGCTTACAGTATGGGAGGTGGTTTGCCTCACCATCAGTCAGAATCACACATTGAACTTTCTGAAGGTCATGGTTCTTCTGGAACTGAGGAATAATCTGATGAAGAGAAACAAGTGTCTCATTCAGAGGAGTACCAGACAGACCATAACCTGAAGGAATCTCATATTCAGTCCAGTTACGCATGTTGTAAGCAATTCTCCAGATACTCAACATCTGTTTCTCAAGTTCCTTACGTTTGACATCACCAGTCAGAAGATTGAGAAGGTTGAAATCCTTATGAACAAAGAGTTTGTTGATTTCCCAATCCATCGATTCATTATCCACTGCTTCATCCTCACTGTTCCAGAGGTAAGAGTTGGTGAAAGCATAGACATCAAAGGGGATATTACACTTGTTACAGAACCACACCAGATTGAACAGTTGTTTGATGGTATCCAAGATACAGGTTCCCATCGAACCAGACCAATCAAGAATAAAGATAAGACCGTGATTCTGTCCGTCAGGAAGAACACTGACCTTACGGAACAGGTCTTCGTTGTACTTGTAGGTATGAAGTTTAGTACAGTCAAGAACACCAGTCTTCGACACAGTAGCTCGAGCGTATGCATCAGCTGACTTCTTACACTCAAACTCCTTGACCAGGTAGTTCACCTCACGTTGAGCTGACTTCTTGAACTTCTGGTATTCATCATCAGCCTTACTGAAGTTAGCTTTGTGTTCAGTAACCTTACCAGTCCATTCACAAGTATGTTTCAGAGGGATGGACTGTTTTTGCCAAGACAGGTCAATCTCCTCATGAACTCGTTTGTTAGTGATGACGATTTTGTCAAGATTGACCTTGGGAACTTCGACATACACATTGTCGATACCATTATCCATACCACTGAGTTCGGAGATACCATCCTCAAAGGCTTTGTCAGTGGTAGCTTCAGGTTCACCACCTTCCTGTTCTAGTTCATTATCAATCTCTTCTTGGTTCTCAGACTCACGTTCCTCACCCTCAGATTCCTCATGACTATCACTACTGTCAGAGGAACCCTCAGGACTCTCTACAGAGTCACCAGGTTGTCCGTTAGGTGTCTCTGTTTGAGGTTGTTGGTGTTGGTCAGTAGAGGGAGTCTCAGACTTACAGTATTTGTAAATTTCTCGTGCCAGTTCACAAACATCCTCAAAGGTATCAGTTTGACTTACTTTACCGACAAACTCCATCTCTTCCTCAGTAAAGGGAAGGTCAATGAAGTTACCAATCTTGTAGTACAGATTGATACGGTCAGCCAGGTTCATCGTCTTCAGGTCCTGGTCTTCAATACAGAAGAAATCATCATCAGACAGTTCTTTGTATCCTTTGTAGAAACTCTTAGAGAGACCAGGATACCGTTGCTTCATCTTCTTCTCAATACGGGCATCCTCAACGATATTGACAAAGGAGTGGGGAATATCTTTCGGTGGGTCTACGTTAGGAGTGTAGAGTGCGTGTCCGACTTCGTGACCAACCAACATATCATAGACACTGTTGGATGCACGTTTCCACTTGGGAAGTGTCAGAACACGGGAATCAACATCAAACTGAGCCGTTTGTACATCTCGGTTCTCAACCACAATGTCCTCAGTGGCGAGAAGCTTGGCCAGTTGTGACTTGATTTCGTAATTGATCATTGGTGGTGTCCTCCTGATGTACTTATAATACACGGGATCTGGACCCTGTGGACCAGATGAGGACAGTTCCCCAACTGGTTGGCAAACCAATCCCCTCCTTTTCAGGGGAGGGGACTTCGGTGAGCTAAACTCCTTTATACAATTTGAATTGTGCTATTCTTCTGTAAGGATGTGTCTGCAGAACCTCCTTGCGTCATGGTCGATAATACCACATTCCGAGATACACTGGAAATAGTCGGACACCTGATCGTATTTCTCGTCAACAGTGGATTTTTCGTCCCATTTCCAAGATGCTAGCTCATTATGAGATATCAAGTTGTGCATGATAACCTCCATCTCACTGAACTATCTAGGCAACTTATGTTAAATTCATGACATTTGGTGACTTTTTAAACTAACTTCATAATTTCTTCACAAAACGAAACCCTCTTGAGTTTCCTCAAAAGGGCTTGTCTCCTGGCTTTTGCCTGTCTTAGAGCTTGGGGTTTAAGTTTTCGTTTCTGCTCTTTTTTTGAATGGTGCTGCCAGTTTGGAGTAGTCATTGTTCTGTTGGAGTACCTTGTATCATACGGCTGAAACCCTTGTCCTTGGTAAAGGATATGACGCTTTCAAATTTGTCCTCAAGTCCTCCCTTGTGTGAGATAACAAAAATGTTAGCGTCCTTGATAACGAACCTGATGATCTTTAGGAATTCGTCTGTACCGAACCCATCAAGGGAACTGTCGAAGACTTCATCCATGATGAGAAGATTTGTATTTACTGAATTCTTGAACCTAGCGACTTCCCTCCAAGTAAACAAGAGGGCTAGGTCTATCCTCATCTTCTCTCCTTCAGAAAAGGATGAGTAGGAAAAGTCTTCGTGGATAGGTGTCTCGATGGTTTCGTTGAACTCTTCATCTAACTTGAAGTTGATGTAGAAGTCCATCATTTGTAGGTACTTATTAACCTGTTGGTTGATAAGGGGGAGATACTTCTTGATGATTTGAGATTTTACCCCACCGTCTTTGAGAAGACTATAAGTGAAGTCGTGGTAGGAAATACTCTCCTTTACCTCAACAAGTTTTTCGTATGTTTCCTGAAGACTTTCTCTGAACTCTTCTAACTTTTCATGTTCAGTATTTCGGTTCTGTAACTGATTGGTAAGTGTTTGAATCTCCGATTCAAGTTGTCTGATTTGTTTTTGACAACTATGGATCTGACTATTGTTAGAAGTGATGCCATTAAGAAGGTTACTGATGTCTCCAGAAATAGAATTAAATTGGGACTCCCTCAACTCTTCGTCTTTAATTGCCCCGAGGAGTTGTTCATACCCCTCTTGCAACTCTTTAGCTTTATTTTGAGAGTTCCTAATTCTATTTACACGAAACGACTCTTCTATCTGTTGGTCACAGGTAGGACATACCGTATTATCGTTAAAAAACTTATGATCCTTAACTAATGTTGAAATCTTTTGGGAGAGTTTACCTTTGATACTTCCATATTCCTTAAGTTTCTCCTTGTGTCCATCAAACTTTATAAGACTAGATTTAAGATCTTCAATCTCCGAGTTAAGACCACTATTCCTATTCATGTAGGAGTTCTCTTCATCAAGAAGGGTGGTAATCTTTTGTTCCTTATAACTGATATCTTCCTGACTCTTTGATTCCAACTGTAGAATAAATTCTTTCTGCATCTCAACCTTATCCTTGAGAGATTGTCTCTTCAACTCAAAGGTTCTTGATTCTTCTTTCAGACCACGAATCTTTTCCTTGAGAAGAACACTCATAGAGGAGAAGATCTTAATGTCCAGAAGGTCCTCCACGACCTCTCTACGGGACCCCTGAGGGAGTTGCATGAAGGGTACGAAGGAACTACTACCCAGAATGACAATCTGAGTAAATGACTTGTAGTTCATCTTCAGAACATTCTGTTCCAACCACTTCTGTTGATCAATTGCAGAGTGTTGTTGATCCAAGAGTTCCCCGTCTCTATAGATCTTAAAGATATTCGGTTTGATTCCTCTTTCTACTCTCCACTGAGTCCCATTGACACTAAACTCAATATCAACGAAACAGTTCTTCTCATTGGTAGTGTTGATGAGCTGAGCTTTGTTGATCTTACGGAATGCTTTACCGTAAAGAACAAAGGTCAATGCATCGAGAACTGTAGATTTACCAGCACCATTTGACCCGATGATTAGGGTGGTGTTGTGATCATTCAGATTTAATCGTGTAGGTTGGTTCCCCGTAGACAGAAAGTTCTTCCAGGAAATATTCTCAAAGATAATCACTAGCGTCGTCGGGGGGAATTACAATGTCATTGGGGGTGATGATCGTATATCTGTGATCGTGCATTTCACAGGTCTTGATCATAATTTCGTCTTCTATTTCTAACACATTCATCTCAGGGTAGTCAAGTTCTTCCAGTTGTAAGGCATATCTTGTAGCGTCATCTTCCTCTTGGAAGATGTAAAGGACTTGTTCTCCGTCCTCATCTACTACTGAATATGCTCCGTCTTTTTCGTGACCTTCAACTGTAAGTATAAACATTAGATTAGTTCACATGCTTCCTGATAGACATCTCTGATTACTTTCTGAATTTTAGATTTATCTAGACTGACTTCAGAATCATCAATATATCTATTCAAGATAGAAAGGGTGTCTTCTGTCTCAATATCAACCAGAGTATCTTCGTTACCGTACCATCCACCAAACTCAAAGTTCTCAACAATCTTCAGATCAGCAACACCAACACTGTGGAGTTTGTCAATAAACTTCTCAAACTGTTTCACATCGGTCTTCTGTTTAACTACCACTTTCACAATCTTATCCTTGTATACGGTAGCGTCAAACAATTGATAATCAGTGTCCTCATAGTAAATGTTGTGGAACAACTGATAAGGATTGTCTATGTGAAAATGTTCAAGAGTCTCTGTATCCAGGATGGTGAATCCTCTCCGATCACATACATCTGTCCAGAACATTTCGTATGGATTGCCGACGTAGAAGACCCGTCCATCATTCGATCGAGTGTGGTAGTGACCGCTGAAGACCTTGGCGAACTTTGAATATAACTCGCTCGGATGACCATGATCCATGACGATCTGTCGATTAACTCTAAATCCGTTGAGCTCAAGGTGCCCCATCGCGAACGAGCTGTCTGTCTTTTTAATAAGTTGGAGAGTTTCTTTCTCATTGTCTTCGCAAATCCAAGGGATGAACAGGATACCTAGTCCATCAATATTTACCTCGGTTGCCTTTGAATAGGGAATGACATTGTCATATTCTGTAAGTAGAAGTTCTACAGAGTTAATCTCATTACTATTCTTGTAATATGCGTCATGATTACCGACAATCAAGTGCATCTTGATTCCTGCTTCTTTGAGAGGGTCAAATACCACTCTCTTTGCCCACTGAAGAGATTTGAATTCGATACCTCTACGGCTGTCAAACGCATCCCCTAAGTGGATTACGGTATCGATACCATACTTCTTCAGATTTGGAAAAAAGACATCACGATAGAACTTTTCAAAGTAATCGTGGAAGAGTTTAGATCCCTTCCTAGCACCATAGTGAGTGTCGGTTATGACGGCAACCTTCATTGATAACGTAGTTTGATGTGAACGGCATCTTTAATGGAATTGTAATCGCTATAGTTTCCACTGTCAAGCTCGTTCGCATCGAAGACCTCATCAAAGTTGGTCTTCTCAAGAATCTTGTTCTTAATCTCCAGTTGCTTCTTCTCCTGTTGAATACGTCTCAGGAATGCATAGTAGATGATTTGAGTGAAGTAAGCAAATGGGTTCTTTGATTTCTCAGGATTGAAGTTATGAACGTATCTTACACAATTTTCAATACCATCACAAATCATATCATCTTTGAACATATAGTTCACAAAGTTGGGTTTATATGATAAATGATTTGCAATCTTCAAAAAACACTCACCAATATATCTTGGAATTTGTGGTTTTGGTTGATCGTTGAGTTTTGCTCGTTCTACCTCTGCAAAGTAGTTCTCAAGTGCGTTTAGGAACTCTTTGTTATTAACATAATGTTCCGATTTCTTAGGTCTTGCCATAGTACCATAATTGTGATTGACAGCCATATAACATAGTTTTTACTGATATTATTATATCAGTTTCATAAAGAGTTGACAATACCTTGAAATCCATATAGACTAGGTTTGTCCAGGATGAAAGGGAACCTTAGCTGTTATTAAAGAGTTTCTCTAAGACCTCTTTAGCCTCATGAACAGAAGATAAGTAACCCATCTTTCTATCTAGCTTGGAATAGTTCGTCTTATTGATCTTACGAACATACTCTTGATAATATACAATCATCTCAATACTATCTGATTCAGACATCGTCATGACCTCATCCATGTTCAAGATGAACATATCGTCATTAGATGTCTTTATCCATGGTTCCATCTTGAAACCTTGGAACTTACCTCTTACTACTAATTCTTCTACGATGATTGGATTAGACAGAATCAACATGGTTCTATCTTCTTCTTCACAGGGTGCTACCTTAGCAAAGATCTCTTCACCTGATCTGAGTTTAATTGTTGCGTAGAAGTCGTCTCCTATTTCGTTCATACACTACTCCTTTAGTCTTTAAGGTTGATTGATATAATCTCATAATTGAATTGTTCTTGAACATATATTTTCACTCTTTCAATGAAATGGTTCAAAGTATAATTCTTTCTTGAACCCATAGTTGCATCATCTGCAATATCATAGAGTTTGGCTTTCACCTTGTCTTTGCCTTTACGAAGGACTCTACCAATAGACTGTAAGTTCCGAATACGAGACTTTGATGGAGAGGCAAATATTACATTGTGTAGGTTCTTAATATTGATACCAGTACTGAAAGTTCCAAAGGAGGCAACGATAATAGCGTCTTTCTCTTCCTCTGTAATCTTTCTGACTTGTTCCCTGTCTTCAGCATCCACACCACCATGGATAAAGAAAACTTTTCTACCGTCTGATACTTTTTTATTTATTAGTTCAAAAAGTATAGCTCCATGTGTCTCCACCCTGGTGTAGAGAACAAGAGTGTTACCTTTCAAATCAACTGACAGATTGGATATAAATTTGTTTCTATTCTCATGAGAGATTAGATACTTAATCTCATCTTCATATGTATCAAACTTCTGAGGACGATGTTTCAGAACCAGACATTGAATGTCAAGTTTAGCTAGGTGACCCTCATCAATTAGTTTCTTAGTTCCTGTGACTTTGTATGACGGTCCAAACAGTCCCTCTAAGACCCATTTATGGGTCTGTGTACCGTCTAAAGTACCTGTGAACCCATATCTATACTTTGCGTGATGACACTTGTCCATGATCCCTATCAGAGACTTACTCTTAAACAAGTGAGCTTCATCACCAATAATGACATCATACTCTTCAAAGAAGGCTCTATCCAGTTGATAAACTGACTGCCAGGTGGTGATGGTTACCTCATTGGTATTCACTCTCTCACGACCTGCATAGATCCTATGGCAGTGGTTCTCTGCATCCCACCCATAGTCCTGGAAATCTTTGAACATCTGTTCTACAAGTGATGTGGTGGGAACCACAAGTAGAACCTTTCTCTTCAGTCCAACATGGAATCTCACAACAGAGTAAATCATGAATGACTTACCTGATGCAGTCGGACTGATTAGTAACTTACGATTATATCTCAGAGCATCATGAACTGCATCAACCTGATAGTCTCTTGGTTTGAATGATGTAATAGAACCCATATAGTCCTTCACACCTTCTTTGCAGATCATCTCATTGACTTCAAAAGGAAGTCCATAGAACTTATTTTCTTTAAATTCAAAACTATATCCTGCCTTCTCACAGAAAGCAACAACTTTATCAAGCAGACCAACATAGATCCTCTTTGTTCTCATATCGAACAAGTGGATCTCTCCGTTCCAATGCCTCCTCCGATACTGAGGCATGAACTTCATATTTGGAACTTCAAATGTAAATCTATCTCTGAGTTCATATTCAATATGTGGTTCCGTAGAGATCTTCAGGTAAACTTCGTTTACCTTCTCTATGGTCAAATCAGCCATACTTATAGGTTTCACCTATAAGTATTTATTAAGAGTTGTGGAACTGATGATCTAAAAGCATCCTCTGGAACTGTCTTTTCATATGGTCCAGTTGTTGTTGCTCCTCTAGTGGTCTAGCTGGAGCACCTGGCCAATACTTAATTGCTTGTTCTACGCAATATGACATCAACCGAACATCTCGGATGTGCATATGCATTGTGTAATCGAAATCGTGTTCTTCGTTCATCCTAGTCCTGAACTAAACCGCATGAATTCAATCGCATTCTTGATTTGATATGTACGATTAGAAATCTGTTTGAGTATCTCTTCAAGATACTTCAGCATCGTGTCGTAATAATCAATCTTCAGTGAGGAGTTAGAAAGTTTTTCATCAGCATCGAGATACTTTTGCATTGTATCTTTATCACGAATCTTCTTTGGAAATGGATTCTTCACATAAACATCAGGATCTGCTTTACCAGAGAAGTATTCGTACCTTTCGTGTCTAATGTTCTTTCTTTGTTGTTCTGCTTTCTTCCTGAGAAGAATCAGATTGTTGTATAGATCATAATATTTTGCATGAAGTACGGGTATGTTCAATGATTCAGTGTGCAAATTATCAGGATCAATCTTAGAGTCCTGTTCCCACATTTTCTGAATCTGGGGTAGGTCAATCATTAGCAACAACCGCCAGCACCTGGCTCAATAGTGTAAATAGAATACTTAAATGCTACCTGACATGTCAAGACCTCAGCCTCAGGCATCTGAGCATTAAACTCAAGAGGACTCAAGTAATATGGGAATATGTCCTTGAATTTTACTCTGAATGCAGGTTGTGACTGATTATTATAGATTGTTAGAGTGGCATCAGAATAGATGTTTAAACCAACACTGTCAACGGTAGCATCATCTTGTAGGTCATAAATTTGTTTAATGTCTTCGGGGAAACCAAGTCCCCTCATCCATTTGTCAATTTCCAAGTAATTTTGAAGTCCCTCATCAACCATGAAGTTCAAAGTGAGATCTTCAAAATTGAGAATCTCACCAGGTCTTGGAATTTCCTTCAGATAGGTGGGTTGAGCGGCAACACCCAAAGTAAATCCTGGTACGTTAATAATACTACCAAAGAAACCCACTGTTGGAGCTCTTTCGATAGTAAAACCAAAACTGTTTGGGATTAGAAAACTTCTGTTTTCTAATTGAGAGGCAGGGATAGCCTTTTTTGTAGGATCTCTGTCTTGTCTTTTTCTTGTCGCCATCAATCGGGACTCATTTTTTAGTATTTATGAATAGGCATAAAAAAAGACCCCCCGAAGGAGGTCTTGGAATGATGTGATGGATCACATGAGGTTCTTAACAGCAACTCTTCTGTAGTAGCGGTTAGAGTTAACACGGAGTCTTCCGAGTCCTTGAGTAAGACCTTCTGCGTAAGGGTTAGCGACAATCCCGTAACGGGTCTTGAAGCCAATTTTAGGCTGGAAGGAGTTCTCACCGACGGCACGAACCATCTGGAGAGGAACATAAGGACAATAGAACAGACCAGCGTCATAAGGTGAGGAACCCTTATAACCAACAACGTAGTACTGGTTACCATTAGCGGCGTTAGCTGAAGTCAGGTTAGCCGAATATGGGTCGATGTATACACGGAACTTACCGTTAATCGTACCAGCGAAGGTGTTACCAGTGTCGTCAACGTTGAGGTTGGAGTTCAGGGCTGGGGTGTAATCCAGGATACCAGCCATGGTCAGGGCGGAAGCAACGTCTGCGGAACACAGAATCATGTTGCCCTTTCCTCTACGAGTTCTTTGTGCGATCGCGTTAGCGTCACGCTCGATTTGGAACAGGAGACCCTTGAACTTCTCAACAC